TACTGTATCAAAAGCAAACATACCTGGATATGTTCCGTGTGCAGGTAATGAACCAAATCCTGCAAAGTCAAATCTTGCTTTTGAACCTGCACCAGTTAAATCTATTGTTCCTGTTCCTGATACACTAGAAGCACCTGTTAAACTAAAGTTTGAAGCAGAGGCTGCTGTTGCACCTAAAGAAACAGCAGTTGCACCTAAAGTAAGTGAACTATTTGATAGAGATGAATTAGGTATACTACCTACTGATAATTCTATTCTATTATTTGTGATTGCTGTTGTAACTCCAGTACCACCTATAATTTCAAAACTTTCTCCTAAACCTACATTAAAATTAGTAGATGAGTCATCACCAATTCTAATTGATGAGTTTGCTAAATTAGCATTTGTAATACCTGCCGTACCTGACAAGTTAGTATTTGTTAAACCTGTTATTGTATTTGAACCAGCAGCAAGAGTTTTATTTGTTAATGTATCTGTTGATGTTTCAGTTACTATTGAACCGTCTGTGGATAATACTATTCTATTATTTGTAATAGCAGTGCTAATACCTGAACCGCCTATTATTTCAAAACTCTCTCCTAATGCAACACTAAAATTTGTTGAAGTGTCATCTCCGATAGTAATTGAATTAAATGCTAAAGCAGACGCTGGTATATTAGAAATTGTATTGTTAGAACCATTAATAACTTTGTTAGTTAATGTTTGTGCTTCGGAAGTAGTAACAATTGTACCTGCTGATAATGTTGAACCATCACCTAGTAAGGTATATAATTCTGTAAAGTTATCGTTTACTTTTTCAGCACCAAAACGTAAATTATCACCTGTTCCATCATTGGCAACTGATCCTCTAAATATTGTTTTTTTAGGCATTATTCTCTTTTCTCTTATACACTTTTACTACTGAACCAGCTTCAGGTGGTTGTCTAAACATAATATTACCTTTAACATTTTCATAGTCAACATTTTCAATTTTAGCAACACCATCTACGGTAACTAGTATTTCTTGCTTACTATTTATAATGTTATCCAGAGTATTATGGTGTTGAGTCATCAAAAGTTATTCCTGTTTGTGCAAAGTTTGTAACCGTATTATCAAACGATTCAGTAGAAGTCGCAAAAAATACTGGTAATGCAAAGTTTGTCTTAATTAGTTGACCATTTGCGTCTGAAGTCATTAAAAATATACCATTTCTACCATCTAAAGATGTTCTTGTACCTTGTACTAATATATCATTTAATATCTGAAATGTGATTTTACTACCACTTGCGTGTGTTCCAAATGCTGTATTTGCAAATTTATTAATTGTACCAAATCTAGGTCCTGCGTATGCGTATCCTTGTTTTACTTCAACACCATCTATTGTTCTTCTTACTCTACTTGTATAATCTATATTAACATTTGGTCTTTTTAAAGTTAAATCTCTAGTGTTTGTACCAAAATGTTCTACCGTACTTACATCTAAATCTACATCAGCAGGTAAATTTGCATTTGCTCTTAATGAAGTGCCATCATCTACCGTTCCTAATCTTCTACCAAATAGCGTACTGAATAAAGTATTAAGTATAGAGAATATAGGTGTTTGATCTTTACCTGATATTTCTCCTTCAACAGGTGATTTAATTTGAGCATTTAATGTACTAACTAAATCTACTTGACCTGTAAAATAAAAACCTGCTGTGTGCATTGTCTTTTTAAATGCGTCCCGCCAAGCGTCAATTGATTTACCTACTTTTAATACATATGAAAAATCCTGATAGTATAAACTATCTTGTACTTTCATTGTTTGCTCAGATATATTACCATCTTCATTTATAAATTTACCGTCTGTATCAGCAACAGAAACTACATTAACGGTTGCACTTGCAACATCTAATTTTTTAAGTGTACCTGATCCACCACTTGATGATGAGATTGTTTCATTTAATACAAAACTACCTGTTACATCTTTTACTATTAATAAATTTCTATCACTATCAAAACTAACTTGTGTTCCAGTTGCACCACCAGCACCAGTTATAGTATCGTCATCAGCAAATGTTCCTGTAACTGAAGTTAATAATAAATTATTTCTGAATACAATTGAAGGAGGACTTGGCGAAGCTTCGTAACCCTCACCTAATTCATTTGTTTTTAAACCTATAACTCTACCTACATCTGAACCAAATGCTAAAAGTTTTGCACCACTACCACCTGAAGTTGATATAGTAGGTAGTGTAATATATCCACTACCATTATTAGTTAAGAAAATATCTGTAATATCTCCTAAATTAGAATTAGTTTCTGCCTCTTGTACAATTTTATCTCCAAAGTATTGATCTCCTCTTTGAGTTTCATCTTCAAGTACGATATGATCTGTGGCATCCATACCAGGTGTATTTGCCTCAGGAGCAAAACCACCGTTAACAACTGAAATAAATCCACTTGCATTTTGACCTTGTGTTCCTGTATTAGTAAAAGTTAATGCACCTCCTACTGAATAACCTGTTCCTGCATTATCAACAATAACTTCCGATATACCACCTGATCCTATATCATCAATTGTGATACTAGCACCTGTACCACCACCTGTAACATTTATTAAACTACTACTTGTATATAAACTACCATCATTTGTAATAGTTTTTGTTCCTGGTATACCTGTAATAGTTGCCTTTATAAAAAAGTCATCTGTATCATTAGCAGTACCTTGTAGTGTTTCACCTATTGTAAATGTACCTGATATAGTATCTTCGTTTACAATAAATTCAGAAACTTCTTTTGATCCTATAAGAAATTTCTTAACTGATTCAATTACAGCACTAGCACTAGATGATTGACCAGTTATTGATCTACCAACTAAATTTGAAGTGTTACCTGTTGTAGCGACTGCTCTTAAAACTTTTTGTGTATTCCATTGACCATCTGAAACACGTAACATTTGTGTTCTAGGATAAAATGTTTCTGAAGGTTGATTAAATAATATTCTAAAAAATAACTCGTGTCCTTTTTGTGTACCTTTTAATCGGTACATTGATTTAATATTTTTAATTAAACTTCTTTTATCTAATCCTACTGCTAAAGTTTCAGGTATTGTTTTTAAAAATTCATCTCTAAATTTTGATAAGAAGTTTGATATTACTCTATCTGGATCTCTAAAGTTTGTTAACTCTTGTATATTCTGAACAGGATTAGGACGATAATTGTTTATGACTGCCTGAGCGCCTGAAGTATTACCTGTTATGATTTCATCTCTACCAAATTTATCTTGTGATGAGATATAAATTCTATTGTTAGATAAATCTTCAGCAAGCACACTAGCAGTTGCCTTTGAAGTAAATCCTGTTATTGTTTCACCTATTGTAAATTTACCAAATGATGAATCTTCTAAAATTATTTTATCGTCAGCGTCTTGTTGTGTTCTTTCTGAAGTTATTTTAGAACCATCTAATAGTAAATTATCAACACGACCAGTTTCATTTTCTAAAGTTATACCGTCAGTAGATTCAATACTTGTAACCTGCAACTCGGCAGATTCCATAAATGTAAAATAAGTTTTTAGAAATTGAACAAATTGTGGATGATCGTCAACTACAAAATCAGGTAATTGACTGCTAATGAGTGATGAAATTTTATCATTAAATTTTGCCATTGTTCATTAGTAACTTGATGTTGTAGTGTAACCTACACCTGCTTCAGATGACCCTCCTATAAAAGTATCTTCGGAAACGGTTATGATTGAATTAGAAACATCTATTTCTAAAATCTGATCTCTTACAGGAACAATATCATTTGAAGATGGTTGTACCGTAATTTCAATTTTAGTTGATGTTGCACCTCTAATATTTGATATAGAAGCAACATTTAAAGAATTAATAGTAATTTGTCCAGTTGAATAATCAATTGTTCCTTGTGTTGCATTATGAATAGTTTTAATACCACTAACTAGATAATAAACTCTTATATTACCTTGTCCATCGTCATCAAAAAACATTTCATTACTATTACCTGCAACTTTAAAACCTGTTGAGTCAACAACTGAATCGTGTCCTGAATGAGGGTTGTAAATTGCGTTTCTAAAATATATGTCATATTTTGTTGATGATGATAAAGTAGGTGTAAATTCTTTTCTCATTTTTAATGTTGTTATATTTGATAAGATTGCTGTATCAATATCATCAATTAAACCTGTTACTTTTGAATATCTAAAAACACCATCAAATTGTGATAAAGTATTTGTATTATAATTTGTAATAGCAGTTATAATTTCTGATTTTAAAGTATCTGCTGTTTTAGAAGTTGATTTTTTATCATACTTAGCATTTGAAGTTAATACTAAAGATGTTGTTTCAGGATCAACTATTTCTGGTCTTACTGAAGCAACATTATAAGGTTTTAATTTTGTTACAATATCTGTTTTAGTAGCATTTGTTATAGTCGTACCTGAAGCAGCCTTGATAGCAATTTTTACCACACCATAAACAGGTGTTTCATCATCTTCACCACCCCAAGCACTAATTGATAGAGCATTAGGATAAATTGATTTTACAAGTGTTTCATAATCAGTTGTTGTAACTGCTCTGTCTTGTGAAGTGTATTGTAAAGGTGCGTTAAATCTAATTGATTCTTTTGTTTCTGGTTCAGCACCACCTTGTGCATTTGAATTTGTTGTAATAGAAACGTCTGTAAATCCACCTACTGAACTTGATAAAGTAAATGAAGAAGCACCGTTTGAATCTGCCTTATTTGTAACAATATATTCTAATATTACAATATTACCATCTGATAATTTTTTACCTATAACATCATCGCCAAAATAGACTTGAAATTTACCTGTATCTGTTTCTTGTAAGAAATATGCTTTTGACGTATTGTCTAATGATCTTAAACCAGACGCTAATGTGTAAGTGTTAAGTGTAGTATCAGTAGAAGAATTTTGAACGGTAACTTTTAAAGTTGATGTATCAGCAGTAACACTAGGTATTACAAATTTTTGGTCAACATCTGTGCTATCAACCGTATATCTAAAAGTTACTAAAGTACCTTCATATAAATTTACATTTGAAAATTTGTAAACACCGTCTTGTGGTGAAATTGTTAAATCTTGGTTAGTTACAAACTGATAAGTTGTATTATCAATTGATGAGGTAAAACTTGTTCCTTTATTCATTGTAACGGTTGAACCTGTGGCATTATTTAAAGTAATATCTACATCAGCAATAGATGATTTAGCAGATGATGGTGTATAACCTAACATCTTTGCTAAAGATACAACATTTTTTCTAATATCAGCAGAATCTAGGTACATTTCGTTTGCAACCATATTAGCATTGAATCCTAGATAGTGTGTGTTGTATGCTAACGTATCTAATAAAACAGCAAAACCTGATCCTTCAAAATTATAATCTGAAAATTCTGCTTGATCTTGTAAGAATGCTTTTAAGTTTGATTTTATTGCGTCAAAATCTAAATCTGATACTACGAATTTATTACTTGCCATTTTATCTTAATCTTTCTAAAAATGTTTCTACCGTAACTGGTTCTGGTACGCCTATGACATAAAAAGTAATTTTTAAAGAATAACTATTTCTATCAAGGTCAGGATTTGCTAATATTTGTACTAAATTAATTCTTGGTTCAAAATTATTTAACACTTCAGCAACTTTTCTTTGTAAGTTAAGAGCAGTAAGAGGTGTCATTGGTTCAAATAACATTGATCTTACATCACTACCTATTTCAGGATGAAAACCTCTCTCATAATGATTTGTGTTAATTAAATTTCTAACACTTCTCTTAACAGCCTCAACATCTGTTAATTTGTTAACATCATTAGTAACAATATTACGACCAAAATTTAAATCTAAATCTTTATAGATTCTACTTGCTCGTTTAGAGTTATTATTAGTGCTAGCGTCATAGTTTGGCATATCTCTTATATTTATACTCTAACCAGAGAAAACATTAGAAGAACCTGAAGTCATTTTTCCTGAATCTGCACTATCACCTATTCTTGCAACTGCTAATCCTGCAACTCTAACGGTTGATGAACCTACATTGACATTTGCAACGTGAGGCGCACAAGGTGGTAAAGGTGGAAAAGGATGTGATACCGTAGGATCATTAACTCTTGCAATTAATATGCTATTTGCTCTAACCGTAGATTGACCAGGAGTATCTAACGTAGTTGTACCTGTACAAATATGACCTGTACTTAAAGTATCTCCTTTTCTACTGATTGCTGGCATTATCTGTTTGCTTCTCTAGCCGCTTTTAATGCAGCTCTTCGTTTTTCTACTATTATTGATTGTCTAATTTTTCTACCCATAGGTATATTAATAGATGTTTCAATTAATTTACCCTTTTTACTCGTATATGACACACCAATAACATTATCTTTGTAATCACCTTGAACAGACATTACTGCTTTCTTCAAACTTAACGCTTCTTTTTCTTTTTCATCACCATTTTCATTCCAAAACTTAAATATTCTCATTTTTTTCATAATTTTATTCTCCATTAAAAGATTCTTCGTCTAAAGAGTAGTATTTCACTTCATCTTCCCAAGTTATATCGTCTTTTTCGCAACGACAATGAGTACAACAAAGGGTTTTTTCTGGTTCTCCGTAATCTTTGTAACAATTTTCGCCACAATGAGATTCGTGTCCACAATTTAGACAATATTTTGTATTATTACTCATAAAAACTATTTATCCTAAAATTGGCAACGTGTTTTGTGTTGTAAAATCTCTATTTGAGCAATTCCGTCAAGTGATTCGCTCATTGATTTGCCTTGTCCTTCAAATTCGGGTCTATATTTGCAATTTTCTTTGATTTTTGTACAATTTATGAGAACAAAAAGAGAACAAAGTAAAAAAAACGTAATTATTTTCATATTTTCGGGATTTTTTGCTTGCAATCGGGTTGGTTTTCCTGTATATTATTTAGTATATGACAACAAAAAACACAAAAACAAATAATTTGACAATAGTAAGAAATGTTGCTTATAGTCAGATTAAAAAAATGAAGAAAAACATCAAAGAAATCGTTGAGGTTGATAAAGACCTTTTAGATATAATTGATATTAATATGAAAAACGCAATTAATAAGATTGTACACGATTATAACTTCAAAAGAATTAACCAATAAAGGAAAACACTATGATAAAAGTATCTCAAAAATGTAAAACACTTGAAGAAGGCATTAAGTTTATGATGGCTGGTGCTAAGGCTGACTATGTTGCAATGTCAACTAGTTATGGA